ACGTCGTTCTGTGTGAGATTTGCATGTTTGCCATCCAATGCAAACAACTCTTTAAAATGAACTAAAAAATATCTACCCTGCTTATGCAGAATATGACAACTCTGATAGATTTTCTTCTCTTTGCGGGATGCAACTCCGATACGAGTCAAGGTTTCACGAACTTTCAAAAAGTCATCAGGTTCATTAAGAACCACTTCGACCATTTGCTCGGGTGACCATTTCACTTCAGGTTCTTGAACGACGCTCATCTTTTTCCTCCAGTTTCAAATTTCGATTTAATAAAGTTAAGTTGTTCTTGTGTAAGAATTTTCAGAGCCTGTTTTGCCTTTTCATTACTATAACCATAGTATTTTTTGACATAATCAAGATCTTTGATCTTATCTTGTCGGAGCCAGGGAGAAAATCTCTTCTTTTTCCTAACGATATTTATAAGAAAATCGTATTGAAGTTTCTTTGGAAGAAAGTGGTGCTGATTCAACTCATTCACAAACATAATTGTATCCAAATGACCTGACAAACACCTATTAATAATATATGGTGCATATTCTTTTTCTAGAGAAGGATCTTCATCAATAAGATGCTTCTTAGTTTGATTAATACTATTCAACCAGTCTTTCAATTCAGCCATAAAGAGCAGACTCCAGAGAATTCACAGTAGGGTAATTTGTAACTAGTAACTCAGTTTTTACATTATCAGCAGTTCCTTTATCACCACGATGTGCCATAGAGTAACGCAATTTCCATTCTCTAAGGTGATAGTCTTTATACAATTCCATAAGACGATCATTCACATTGTAAGTAATCATGAAGTCATGAGGACAGGCATAAACATCTTCTGCAAACTTATCATGATCAAAGAACTTATGCATCTCACGATCTTTACCATAGAGAAAATCCTTGATATCATAAGGAGGATCTAAAAACACAAAGACATCTTTACCAGGTGCATTCATTACCTCAGAGTAATCAATATTGGTAATCTTCCAATTTTTTGTCAGTCTAGAAAAATCTTTTAGTTTTTTAATACCAACAAAAGAAAAATTAGATCTAGATGCGGTTTTAGAAAACGTACTATTTTCAGTAAGACCAGAAAAACTACACTTATTAAGAATAAAAAAACTCACTGCCCGATCAAGACCATCTTGAGTATTAATCTCTTCTCTGGTCTTATCGAACAGTTCTTTATGAGCCTTATCTTTATCATCTTGTGAGAAGAAGTCAGATACTTTGACTTTAATATCATTCAAAGTATCTGATAGTTCTTCACCATTGTCTCTCAACTGAATCCAGAAATTATAAAGAGTGACATACTTATCGTTGATCCACACAGGAACATTTGGGTATGCTTGTGTTGCATAAAAAGCAACTGAACCACCACCAATAAATGGTTCACGATACTCTTTAAAGTCTTTTGGAAACCAAGGTGCTAAAGTTTTGGTTGCCTTAGATTTACCTCCTGGGTATCTAAGGCATGTCTTCAGGGGGAATGTCTTTGTAGTCATAATCAGGTTCATTATATTTCAAAAATTCCCAGAAGGTCAACTTCATTTCCTTATGGGTCATTCCACAATGCCTTGCAGCAGCGGGTAGAGTCATTTTAGCACGAAACAGTGCTTCATTTGCCTCTTGAACATTTTGAGGTGTAGTCTTCACTCTTGGTTCTACCAGAGTTTTATAATCGATTTTAAGAAGACTCATAGTGCCTCACTGTATGGAGAATCACTTTTATGAAGAAGAACTCCATCTACTTTATTCATGAGTTCTTGCATACCGGTATTCAAAATACGATATCCAGTTCCAACATATAGTTGACCCAAAACAACTGCAACTGTAGCAGTTCCCCAAAAAACATAGTAGAAACGAGACTTTACTTGTGCTCTAAGTTTTTCTTTGCTCATGATCAAGTAATCAACTTTTTATTAGGTGCTTTAATAACCGAGTACATATCCTCATACTGAGAAATAACTTCTGGTTGAGTCTCTGAAATATACACAACATACTTTCGTGTAATTTCAAGTTCTTTATTCCTTCCCTCTAGAAGAGGAGACCAAGGTGCAAACTGAATTGTACCTGTACCAGTAGGAACAGCAACGATTGGATTAGTAACGACAACAGAGTCATCATTTTCTTTGATTAGGTCGGCAATAACATCTTCACCAGACCACATACGAATTAGTTTTACATTCATTTGAATTCACACTCCACCATAATTTCGGTTAGACACGCAAGCATATTTATCTCTTGATCTGCTACGAACGCTCCCTGATACTGATACTTAGCGAGAACAAGGACAGCAGCAGGAATGCTGCCAGGAACCAAGGCTTCGTAAAGAGAGTCATAAATGCGACGGAGAAGTACAGTAGTATCATTATCCAGATTACTGACGATCCACTTACGTACTTCAGGGAAGTTCTTAGTCTTGAGATTTTTGACCAGTTCATTTACGGCAACATCAGAGAACGTAGCAAGAATACCAGAGTCAATCTTTCCACTGACTGAATAACGTTGACACTCATTCAACACCCTCCTCCAATCGGGGAAGTGCTTATTGATCAGTTCTACCAGGACCTTGTTATCATATTCAACACCTTCTGTATCCAAGATTTGTTGGATACGTTGAAAGAACTGTGCTGCAATTGCTTGACGTTCTTTTCCTTTGATACCAAATTCAACGACGGCACATCGACTGTGCAGGGGTTCAAGGATTTTGTTTTTGTAGTTACAGGTAAAGATGAACCTGCAGTTGCCAGCAAACTCCTCAATAAAAGCCCGTAGGAGGAGTTGAACGTCATTGGATGTGTTGTCTGCCTCATCAATGATGATGACTTTGTGTTTAGCAGTTGCTGTAAGCGAGACGGTCGAAGCGAAGTTTTTCGCATTGTTTCGGACAGTATCCAAGAATCGACCTTCGTCCGATCCATTGATGACATATACGTCTACTCCAAGTTCGTTACACAGTGCTTTTGCTACTGTGGTCTTACCAATACCTGGTGGACCAGCAAGAAGCATATTGGGAATCTCACCCTTATTCAAAAACTCCTGAAAAGTTTTTTTAGTAGATTCGGGAAGAATACACTCTTCAATAGTCTTAGGTCGATACTTTTCAACCCAAATAAAATCACTCATGATAAAAGTTTACTAGTACTGATTGCAAGTAAAAAAGACAGCATGATTACAACATCCCATGATTTAGTTCTGACAAAATAGGGAATAGAAATCAAGTCTGCCACAAAGTTAATAATAACACCTGCAAGTACATTTACATGCAAGATGATAAAGTAGGCAACAATGACACCAATGCTGCCCGCAATTCTGAGTGGAACATCAACCGAAGGTCGAATCGGGTTCCAACGCAATGTAATATGTGAGATCATACTTAGTATTGGTGAATTGAGAAAGAAGTTTAGATGAAACAACTACGTCGTAAGCACCAGGAATAATCTTGATGTTTTCTACTTTGAAGTTAAATGCAAACTCTTTATCGGTTTCACCAACAACGATAGCATATTCGTTAGAGGTGTCATTCTTTTTGTCACGAACAACCAGTTTGATTACTCCTGCTTCACCGATTGCAGAAAGATCAGGAAGTTGATAGACCTGTGCTGCTTTCACAAGTTTTTCCAAAGAAGAACTATCCAGTTGGAAGCAAACGTCTTGAGAAGGAAGAGTAATCTCTTTCTCGGGAGGAGAAATAATTACATTAGGGTCTGCAAAGAAATACTTGACTCGACGCTTACCTTCTTTGATACTGAGATAAGAATCATCATTAAAATCAAGATCAGGATCTTGGTGCAGACTCAGACCATTCAGAAACTGATTGAGATCATAGATAGCAAAGTCACGAGGAAAATCTTCTTTCACTTCTGCTTCAGCAAGAATGTTCTTTGCAACAGAAATAGTACGAAGTTTTGTGCCTTGCTTCACAAGAATAGAATTATTAATACCAGCAAAGTTCTTAAGCAGGGCAACAGTATTATCAGAGAGTTTCATCGTATCGTTCATTGGTTGTAAGTTTCACGTTGTGCGTTTTTGTCATTGAAGTGCATCAGGAGCACAGCATAGTGTAGGATCTTCATGATATCACGACGGGCAGTACCCTTCTTATCATAACGAGAGGCATACTTGAGAATGTTAGATCGGCAGAATGCTTCACCATCACCACAAGCATCGATAAGATCCAAAGTTTGAATCTTATCATCACCAGCAGAATAATGCTGATTATAAGTGGTAGAAATATAGTCAGCTAGTTCTTTGACAATCCTAGACTCACTATACTTGAAACGAGTTTTGTCGTTAGATTCAAAAATATTCAGATTCATGTGAAATTCATTAGTGTCGTTGAGAGAGATAGAATCTTGATAAGAGTTTCCCTCAAAAGTGATATAGTCATCAGCAGCATAGGGGTTGCCAGTTAGACTAAACCCATCCTCTGTAGACCATTGATCTTGAATCTTTTCATTCATTGCATTGCAAAGTAAAGTTCAAATAATAGTAATTATATCAGCAGTCTACCTCCTCGTCAATGGGCATCTCAAAATCAGCATCAACTTTATCATACAGTTCCAAGAATGCTTGCTTGGTTTCATCATCGAAACGATTCACGCAAACTTGAATTGCTTTTGCCTTATCTTCAAAGATATTGTATGCCTTGATGAT